AACACGTACTGCGCGATTCGCACAATGGCTAATGGACCGAGAAAGCAAGCGACAAGATAAAGAAAGTAATTTGGAGGGTATGATTCGCTTCAACATCTTTCTTTCAATTGCTACTTTGGTTTCGGTGGCTGGAAGCACTATGGCAAACTATGTTATGATGGCATACGCCTGGTTCTAATTCATATCAGAGCCACACACATAGACCCAACCAAGGTCACAATTGTATACTTTATCCCATCCACCACGTCCAAAATACAATACGACGTTGTTTTCCTGACCCATAAGATAACCTTGCATCCATTCATCGGTTCTGTCAAGTATAATGTCGTCCATCCAGGTAACACTTAGACTCATTCAAATTCCTCCAACTTGGTTTGGTTCATTGCCCTGGCAATCAAATCATTGATGTTACCGTCGTAATCAGGGTCAACTACTGTTGCATACTCATGTAATGTAGCTGCGAGGTGTTGCGCTGCATGCGCCCAACGTATCCGTAGGCGTGCTTCCTCGGCCAAACTTGTGCCGTGACTGTAGTTTCTTAATCCGATACGGACCCACATTGAGAAGTTAGTCATCTTCTCGGCTATTTTTGCGGTTTCGGGCGTCAATGATACCATTTTTTGGACCTTCATCAAACCATCCGAAGTAGTACTTTGGTATATACATACCGATGCGTACCAGCAAAAACCGCGCAACTACTATAGCGGGGGGCTTTACAGGAACGGGTGGGTGTGCGGGGAAACTAACTAGTGCTGGCGTGACACCTACATCAAGATTTAATCCAGGGATGGGCGAACTATCATAAGCTGTAACGCGTTAGATTGTGTATGGCTAAGAGTGATTCTTTCTTTATCCGAGCAAGCGTACCAACTAATGGTACTACATTTAACCAAGTTTCTGTTGACCTGGGTGCGTATGTTGACGCCCTGGGTAAGTCAGTGCTTAGAATACACAATATCGCCGTACAGTATGGCGCACCTAATGACGCACTTGTTCCAGGGGGAACGGGTGGTATTGAGTTTGCATTGCAATATCAACTAACTACCCAATCACAAACTGCAACTGTTGATGTTACTGATAAATCACTCATTGCATCGGGTCGATTGAGTTGTGTCACACTCACATCAGCACCACTTGACACAACTACCCCTACTGACTTTCAAGATGTTTCGCCACAACAATGGACCAACGGCTACTTGGTCGGTGTTGAGCAGATATACCTTGGTTGTGAGGGGCTAGGCACTGACTTAGGACTTCAACAAGTTGCAGTTGTTATGGAATGCACGGTCGAGACACTTTCGCAGAATGCTGCTATGGCTTTGGCACTCTCTCAACAATGAGGTGGTACACTGCAAATTCACGGTAACTACTGCGGCCCTGGATGGGTTCATGGCCAGGCAATGGCCGAGGCTGATTATTACACGGTGGCAGAAGTACAACCTATTGACAAACTCGATGCTGCGTGTCAAGCGCACGACAAAGATTGTTCACATGGCGGTTGCTCTAGTAACGGGGACCTTGCGTTGAGGGATGTGGCCCTTGCGGTTGCGGTCTCTAGTCCTGACATGCAAACTAGGGCAACGGCCGCCCTCATTGCGGCTGCTATGACTATTACGGCACCTACCAGGAGTCGATGATATGATGGACAAAGACATGCTGATGCAATTGCTGATTATGCAAAACCCACAACTTGCACCAATCTTAGAGATGATGAACAATACATCTCAGCCAGCTCAAGCAGTTAAGAAGCGTAAAGTTAGTGCGTACAGCCGACGATACGGTGCAGCATACAAGCGATTGCGTAAGAGACACACACTCAAGAATGGCAAGTATCGCAAAGGATACAATCACAAGCGCATTGTCAAGTTGGCACACAAGGAAGCAAAGCGAGGCGGTAAGAAGTGAACACAAACACTCGGGTCTTACGTGGCCGCACCCAGGGTAACACATATCATCGACTAATTGTTGACGACGGTATCTTTACACATGGGTATCGCATTATGGAATTCCATGTGTGGGCTCCTGATGCCGCAGGTGGTACGGATCCGGAAGGATACCTGGCAATCAAAGAGCTTCCATCGACCGCGGTTGGGTTTGATGCGATGGCAGCAGACGACGGAAGACAAGTTGCATGGGCATCACAAATAACAGTCGCAGGTTCCAGGACAAATACGTTCAGTATAATTGACCCAACTGTAGTCGTTACACAAGATTTGTTTTTTAGAAACATCTCAGGACACGTGGCCAATTACCTGGTTGTAATCGAACCAGTAACGTTGACTGAGCCGCAAGGCATACTCACGCTCATACAGGAGAGGCAACAAGATGACATCTGACGAAACCGACACAAAAGAAACACGTACTGCGCGATTCGCACAATGGCTAATGGACCGAGAAAGCAAGCGACAAGATAAAGAAAGTAATTTGGAGGGTATGATTCGCTTCAACATCTTTCTTTCAATTGCTACTTTGGTTTC